TAGGCGCAGCTGGCCTAGCTACAGCAGAAGAAGCTGACCAGGGTTTCGCTTCACCTAAATAAGGAAATTCAATGGACGCTATTACACAGCACCATTTTCACAATATTGCATATGGCAAAGCTAAACGCATGGACAACGGCGATTTAGCTACCGTCAGTACTAGAATTGTACAAATTGATGGTGTGGAAACATTAATCCCTACCGTCTGGGATGGCGAAATTGTTGATGATGAAACTGCGATTAAGTTTGCCAAGGACAGTGGCGTTGAGTGGCCGACCCGTACAGGCCCAAATGCCGTAGCAGAGTTAGACGCTTTTGATAAAGACATCCACACTGCATTCACTGATACAACTCTCCCAAGAGAAGCGGCTGCTATATTAATAGATAACTTTGGATACCCGGATCCCGGAACTGAAATGATGGTTCCAGGTGGTAAGCTTATTCTAAGTAATGAAACCTTCGAGAGTGGAAGTCCCATGTGGGATTTTATAGCAGACGAACCTGTTGAAAGTTTACTGGCCCCGCAAACAAGTCCACGGCCACCACCCAGACCTTCTCCTGAATACTTTGCAAACAAAGAACTTCTTAAAGCACAAAAAGATAATGATGAGCTTTGGGAGTACAAATTAGAGCAAGCTCGGATTGCTTCCGAAGAAACTACTCAGTCCAATGAACCCTCAATTCTTGCAGAAAACGAGTATTCTTTGGGCGGCATACCGACTGCAACTAGAGGCATCACAACAGAGGACGGCAGAAAAATGGCACAAAAGAAATTCCAGCGTGACGATAAGAAGGCCGACACTAATGAAGACGGAGAGCTTACCACCCGTGAAAAAGAAATTGCAGATGCAGTTCAAAAGAATGAACTCGTAGAAGCTTCCCACGGCGGAATGATGGGCGGCCTGATGGGTTATGATGAGGTCTCAGGTAATCCTATTCCTGTAGGCTCCAACCCAGAAAATGTGCGTGATGACATTGATGCAAAGCTGAGTACAGATGAATATGTTCTCCCCGCCCACGTAGTCAAATGGGTTGGATTGAAGAACATTCAAATGATGCAAGCTGAAGCAGAAATCGGGCTTATGTCTATGCAGATGGACGGCTTAATTCAACAAACAGATAGTCCCAAAGCCCCAGAGGTAATGGACACAGAAATCGAAGATCCTGAAGAGGGCATCGATATCGAAGTCGCTACTATACAGGTAGATGACAAACTAGATGACTTAGACGAAATCGAAGAGATTTTACCTAGGACATCCTCAATGCCAGTAATGCAAAAAAAGAAATATGCATACACGGCTTAACATGGACACCCAGCAAGTCTGGACCCACAGGAGTACTTATGAGTAATACAAGATACAGACGCCCCGAAGATGAAGACAATGGATTAACCTATGCCGAGGAAATGGCGCAAGTAGAGGTCCAAGCCGAACCGAAACTGGATGCCGAAGAAGAGTCCTACAAAAAACGGTATCAAGATATTCAGCGCCACATTCAGACTGTTCGAAATCAGAAGGATGAAGAGCTTGCTAAGGTAAAATCTCAGCTAGACGCCGCTACCAAAAAACAGATTAAATTTCCAAAGACGGATGAGGAAGTCGATGCCTGGTCAAACAAGTACCCAGATGTGGCTAAAATTGTAGACACTATCGCCCGTAAAAGGGCTAACGAAGTATTAGCCGAGGGTGAGAAACGTCTGGAGCAGGTAGAGAAGTTTGAAAAAACTTTAAACCGCCAAAGCGCCGAACAGGAGTTATTAAACTTTCATCCCGACTTCGCCGAGATCCGCGCCGATGCTAAATTCCATGAGTGGGTTTCTCTACAGCCGTCTGCAATGCAAGACAGTGTGTATAAGAACAACATCGATGCTAAGTGGGCTTCTCGTACCATAGATCTGTACAAATCAGATAAGGGTAAGAAAAAGGTGGATCGTTCCGCAGCACAGGCCGTGGGACGTACTTCATCGTCTTCCCCTAGCACTAGTGAAAAATCTACTTTCTCTGAAAGCATAGTTGAAAGAATGTCATCCAAAGAGTTCGATGCAAATGAAGCTGCTATTGATGCTTCTCGCAAAAATGGAACATTTACTTATGACATTAGCGGCGCTGCTCGTTAACACCTAATAACGCAATATACTATTGCCTTAACTAATTTGATGTGTTATAATGAATACATTAATAACAACGACTTAGGACACTTTTAGTACACCCTAGTCCCTCCACCCCAGATAATACTACAAAGTCCACCAGCACGTTTAGAACCGCTTCGGCGCTACTCTAGATAATCTGACACTATTGTTCATTGTCTGATTTAGCTGCTTCTAGCTTTAACAAATCTTTTTAAACAGACTTAACAGAGAGCCGTTTAACTACGGATGCCTCTACAGGTTTGCGTTGAAAGCAGAAGTAACCTTCCAGCCATTTCATTCAAAGGAAAGCAGACATGGCATTTCAATCAGCAGCCGGACACGGCTCATTACCAAACGGCAATTTCAGCTCAATCGTGTACTCAAAAAAGGTCCAGAGCGGCTTTAGAAAAGCTACAGTTGTGGGCGATATTACCAATTCCGATTATTTCGGAGAGATTTCATCTCAGGGTGATACAGTTAAAATAATTAAGGAACCGGAAATTTCTGTCTCGTCATACGCGCGTGGCACGGTCATCAGCCCACAAGATTTGGACGATGAAGATTTTTCCTTAGTTGTAGACCAAGCTAACTACTTCGCTTTTAAGATTGACGATATAGAAGAGGCGCATTCGCATATTAATTTTATGCAACTTGCAGTAGATCGGGCAGCTTATCGTCTGGCTGATCAATTTGACCAGGATGTTCTTGGTTATCTATCTGGCTTTAAGCAGTCATCTATCCATTCCAATGCTGACACAGCAAACACCACATCCCGTGGTGATAAATCTGTAGCAAGTGCTGGTTCGGATGAACTTTTAACAAGCATGAAGCTAATAAAAGGTTCATTTGGTAATATTACTACAAGTTCTGCTGGCGATCACTCGATCCCACTAGCAGTTCGTCTACCGGGTGCCACAGCACTTCCAACAGGTACAGCTTCACCAGCAATGGTTGTCGCTCGTATGAAGCGCCTCATGGATCAGCAGCAAGTTGACTCCCAAGGTCGTTGGCTCTGCGTTGACAGTGTCTTTATGGAACTGTTGGCAGACGAAAATTCATCCTTCCTAAACGGAGACTATGGTGAATCTGGTGGATTGCGTAATGGTCTGACTGTTAAAAACTTCCACGGATTTAGACTTTATACGTCTAATAATCTTCCGGCGGTTGGTACTGGTTCCGGGACTTCAGGCTCTGCTAACCAGAACACTAATTTCGGAGTCATAGTTGCTGGGCATGACAGTGCTGTAGCTACTGCCGAAACCATCTCGAAGACGGAGACTTACAGAGACCCAGACTCATTCGCGGATATCGTCCGTGGGATGCAAGTATATGGCTCAAAAATTCTTCGCCCCGAGTCAATTGTAACCGCAAAATATAACGCAGCGTAGAGGAGGACTATAGATGTCTTTAGGCGATAACACATTAGCGGCTGCACGGGGTTCTTCCTCGCGAGGCCGTTCACCCTACATGGTTCAAACTATTGTAGACTACGCAACAGCATTGACTGATAAAGGTTCTGCACTTGCAGCAAACGATATCATTCCTTGTATTGCGGTTCCAGCCGGAACACTCATTTTAAACGCAGGTATCCAGGTTGATACAGTTGCATCTTCAGGCACAACTACGCTTGATCTTGGAACAGGCGTTGACGTTGATTGTTTCGTAGACGGCTTTGACGCCGACAGTGGTACAGCGGCTGGCACCTTTGCTATCCCCGCCGCCGCTTATAATCCTCTGATGGCTGTGGCAGCCGAGACTATTGATATTAAGTTAGCCACACAGTCAGGTACTGCTTTGACTACTGGTAAGGTTCGCGTCTTCGCGCTTCTTATGGACGTAACCGATACAGGTCATTCTGTAGCGACTGAAGTAGATCGTGACTACTTAGCCTAAAATACTTTGGGGCTGGCTTAACGGCTGGCCCCATTACTCTAAGTAAAGGTGCGATATGCCATCAACTTATATTAGTTTATGTAATCAGGTACTTCGCCGCCTCAATGAGGTGGAGATTGTGGATGGTGACTTCGGAGGTTGTACGGGCGTACAGGCACTAGTAAAAGACGCAGTCAAATCAGCCGTATCGAAACTAAATCAGGCTGAGTTTACTTGGCCTTTTAATGCTGCCGAAGAGACAGACACGTTAGTCCCTGGGCAGACTGAATACACCTGGCCTACTTTTTTCAAAGTCGTAGATTGGAATAGTTATCAACTACAGGCTTCTTCAAGCCTAGGATCTAGCTTTACCTCGCTAAAGTTCATTGAACTAGATGAATGGTACAGCAAGCACCGGGACAATGATGATACAGCTGGGTCCACGGGTATATCTACCCCGCAATTCGTTTTTCCTAGTCATGGTAATGGGTACGGTATTAGCCCCTCGCCTGATAAGGCTTACACAATTAAATTTAGATACTTTCTTAATCATTCTGACATTACCAACTTCGATGATGTCACCCGCATCCCAGAGTCCTACGACACAGTTTTAATCGATGGTGCGCTATACCATCTCTATATGTTTAAGGACAATCTTGAATCTGCCCAGGCTGCATTCATAGCCTATGAAAAAGGCATCAAGGATCTGCAATCCCTTTACATCAATAATTATGCCTACATTAGAGATACGCGAGTTAGATTTTAATGCCTGATCAGATACAGAGCTTTAAATTACTCTGTGCTGGTGGACTAAATTCCAATGAAAATCATTTAGATTTATCGGATAATAGTCCCGGCGCAGCTACACGTTTATTAAATTACGAGCCGTCCCTCTTTGGCGGGTATCGCCGTATCGAAGGCTTCGATGAGTATGACCCTACATATGGCGAAGTCACCGTAGCTGGTTCTACAACAGGCCAAGGTAAAGTACTTGGCATAGCCATCTTTAAGAATGACGTTACTGGCGGCACCACCATAATCGCTGCGAGACAGGATGCTAGTGCATCCACTTACAGCTTTTACTTTTACACGGCTAATATTGGGTGGCGTAAATATACACTAGACCATTCCGCAACCCGGCCAATGACTGCAAACTCACTGACGGTAAATCGCCTTCGCCATGTGCAGTTTAACTTTGGCACAGGCAACAAGATTTGTTTTGTCGATGGTGTGAATGAAGCTATTATATTCGATGGCGCACACTGGGAAGAATTAAAAAGTGGAAACGATGGCGGGTATACTGCTGGTAGCTCCCACAACAATGGCAACGGAACAGGCGGCGGCGCAATGGTTTTAAACGCCCCTAGCCTCGTAGATGTTTTTGAGAACCATTTGTTCTTATCCGGGCATAAAGCTACGGGAGCTGCTATCGCTTACTCAAAGCCTAATGACCCATATAACTGGGTAGCCAGTGCGGGGGCTGGGCAAATAGCAGCTGGGTTTGACGTAGTCCAAATAAAACCATTCCGAGATAACTTATTTGTGTTTGGCAGCAAAGACATCAAGAAAATTACCGTTAACTCAGATGCCGCATTTGCCTTAGAAAACGTCACAACAAACATTGGCTGCGTTGCAAGGGATAGCGTCCTAGAGATTGGCGGGGATCTTATGTTCCTCAGCCCATCAGGTCTGCGTCCGGTTGCTGGAACTTCCAGAATCGGAGATGTAGAATTAGAGACATTATCCAAATCTATTCAAACAACCCTAGTCGATCTTATTGAAAATGAGGACATGGATGCCCTTATTGGCGTTGTTATCAGATCCAAGTCCCAGGTCCGTTTTCTTGTAACTTCCACTGTAGGGAGTGCGACCCAGGTGGTCGGTGAGAGCGTAGGCATCATTGGTGGCCTTATCGACAGTGGTGGCTCCCTAGGTTGGGAATTTGGTCAAATACTTGGAATTAGGGCTTCATGCGTAACGAGCGATTACGTTGGCACTACCGAATTAGTCTTACACGGTGACCATGACGGCAAAGTTTATCAAATGGATAAAGGGGTCAGCTTTAACGGCGCTAATATTATCTCTGTTTATAGCACACCCTATTTAGATTTTGGTGAGACTGAACAACGAAAAGCTCTTCGCAAAATAAATACCTTTGTTCGGGCAGAGGGTCCATTTGAGATGAACTTAGCTGTAGATTATGATTGGGGTGATTATAACACTGCCGTTCCCATCACCTACACACAGTCCTCCGCTGGAGCGCCGACCACATATGCAGGTCGAGGCGTGACCTACAACGGTACAAACATCGTCTACGGCGGCGCATCTAAACCAGTGATGACCTCAGATATTCAAGGATCTGGCTTTAGTTG